TGACTAATGAAGCGTTGGGGGGCCAAAAATACCAAGCGTAAAGGCTGACCAATTTGCAGAGTACGGACTTTTAGAGCGCCGATCATGTTCAAGAGATATTGCGCCAGCTGGCCAGAATCCCAGGTGCTGTAGCCAGTGTTGCCGTTAGAGTCAGCACCCAGAGTTTGAGTAGTGGCTCCAGCGGTGTTCATCAGGCCTTCACCGTTGGCGGGATTGAAACCATACAGCAGGGAGTTCCGCATTTGCTGGGCGATACCCTGACGAGCAGCCAGTCGCATCGCTTCTGGCAGTGCATAGCCCCAGGCACCAGTGGCCGCTTCGTCGAAGTTGTCATACTGAGCACGGGTCTGCATGCGGTAGGTTGCAGTGCTGATCATCGAAGGAACCACAGAAGCAGAAGGCAGCTGGTTCACCTGCGATTGATTGGATTGCACCTGAGTGGTCAGCTGAACTTTCTTTGCGTATACATACAGGTCTGCTTCTCCCAGACGAACCATGGGATTTTCAGTGGCAAGAGTTGTGAAAGCACCAGAGGCCAAGCTGTACTGCATAATCAGCTCAGGCATCATGTAGTGCGGATTGACTGTTACGAACGAGGGTGCGAAACCGGACATAGTTTTACTCCTTTAGATTTGGCACAATGCCACAGTGTCGGTGGTGATCCAGTTGGCATTGCCGGTCGTGCCGTTGTAAGACACAGACTTGTTGCCGCTGGTGCTAACCTTCAGAATCTTCACCGGGAAGGCAGCTTGGCCAGTGGGCTGAGTTGCAGTCAACTGGTTAGTGCTGAAATTCCAGTAAACGGTTTCCACCACAGGTGAACCGTCCAGAGCTACGATCGTGGAATCGCAAACCAAAGGAATGCGAGCGCCAGAACCGAAGCGATAGAAGTTCACAGACATGCCCGGGGAATACAACGGGGCATTGGACTGGGGAGTGGTAATACCACCGAAGGCCTGGTTGAATACGCAGATGCCGTTAGCAGGCAGCGTCGGGGTTGCACCGCCGTTCGCCTGGATAACAGTGCTGCCCATCGTATCCGTGCCAGGTTGAGCAGCCGCAGCAGGAATCAGTTCACAGATAGGAATGCCTCCCCAGATCGGAGTAGCCGCCAAAGCAGACAGAACACCGCCAGCCAGGGCGAACTTAACTGCGGGATCGTCCTGGGCATCACCCTGGGTGAAACCAGCCGAATTTACATTGAATAAATTCGCGGCGTTGGTTGTCGCCATAGGATTCAGAGAAATTTGCGTGGTCATAGTTTATGATCCTTTAGCGTTGGTTGTTAGCGGTGTGGAAAGCAGTCACGCGCTGGGAAGGAACCTTGAAGTCATCCAACCAGGCAGACATCGAGCCACGGAACTTCGTGATGGTACGACCACCGCGATCTTTCTCGTGCATCTCGATCAGCTGTCCAGCAGGAGCCACATTCAGGGTCTTCGAAGCAGAGATAGCATCAGCGAAGATTTGCTTTTCGGCCAGAGCCAGAAGAGCTTCATCCTTGATAGCGCCCAGATTCACTTCCTTGTAGGCGTCAGAGTAAGCCTGCAGACCGCGAATCATGCGCTTGCGGTAGGCCATCAGGGATTCGCCATTCAGAGGACGGGATGCCGACTTGCCGAAACCAGCATAGACGCTATCGGCTTTCGCCTGGGCATCAGCATACTTGGCTTCTTCTTCATCAGCCTTGCGGGCTTTGTCGTCATCGTCGTCATCGTCAGGCTTGATCTCACCAGCCGGGCCTTCTTCCTTACCGCCAGCAGCATCCTTGCGCTTCTTGTCGGCTTTCTTTTCGACTTCCTCTTCCTCGTCGTCATCATCGCGCTTGGCTTTGGTGTCGTCGTCATCGTCTTTCCGACAGTCATCGTCATCTTTCTTTGCCTTTTTATCGGCAGCGGTGACCAGAGGCGGCGCGGGAAGATTCTTTTCCATCTCATCCATGCGAACGGACAGTTTCCCAACTGCGTTCAGAATGGCGTCCAGCTTGTCGCCTTGGGCATCTGCCTTCGGCTCATTCGTCTTGTCTATCATTTCAGATACCTCAAGGTTGTTTAGAAGTACTCCTGCGGGGTCTCCCCCTTTGTCCCAAACCCCCTTTGAACCACGAGCTTTCGTAACGATCGCCAGATGGTCAAGAAGGAAGGGTACACCTTCGATCAAGAGTGGTTCCCCATTCTCGGTCTTAAGTATTGTGTTGCCGGAAGTGCTATCGAACACTACCGACGGGGAAGTGCTAATCTCGCCTTCCAGAATCTCATTCACAGATTCCTGGTCGTAAACCTTAGCGATTCCCCAAACCTCATCGGCCTTGATGTAAGGCAGAATGATACTGCCTACAGCACGGTCTTTGAATTCTTCTGATGTCAATACTTCAGTTTCTGGGTGATCCATGATCACAATCAGGCCATTGCATCGCTGCAGAAAGTCGTGATTCAAATAAATAGCCGGATCACGCCAGACATGCTCACCGATTGCCGAGCGATAGGCTAATCCGGTTCCGGTGATACGAAGTGCCAACAGGCAGACATTAGCAAACATCTGCGGCGAGGGCAATACATCCTCTCGCATCAGAAGAGCAATATCAGTCTCGGTCTTCGCACTGGCGATCCTGAAAGCCACAGACAAGCCAGGATGCAGAGGGCTCGGAGCATTATCCATCTCGCACCAGACATATCCCGTGGATTCGTCGCAGGTAGTGACATCGAACTTCTTGATGTCCTTTGCGATGTAAGTAGCGAACTGGCCATCGTCGTACAGCAGCTCCAGAGAGCCTTCATAATCGAGACCGGTTTCCTCCAGGGCTTCCCGTCGGGCGCACTCTTCCAGAGACTCATCGTTTTCCTGATGTCCACCAGGCAAACCGAAAGTTCCGGGGAAATCACCCCCATTGCCACGACGCACTAGCAGTACTTCGCCCTCGTCAGTGACAAATAGGATGCCTGAGGCGCGTCCAGCAGCTCCGGCCTGGGGGGCAACAGGTGCTTCTCCCGTGCGGATCACTGCGGCGTCCTGCGCCGGCGTGCTGAGCACTGTAGGCTCCTCCGGAATGTCCCCATCGCTGAATTCTTTGCCTACAGACTGGGGAATACCCACTTTCTTGGCAAATTCGGGGTTATGAGCCACCGCACGCATCAGTTTTTCTTGTTTCTCGGAAGCTGCCGGCATATTAACTCACTCGTGTGGATTGAAGAGTAGTCTTGCCCTTCTTCGTCAGCAAGCCTTCAACCTGTCGTAGGTTATACAGATAAACATAGTTGCAACGGCAGTAAACTTCTTCACCAGGAGATGTTATCTCGTCGGTGTAGCCGTTTGGTGCCTTCAGCAGGCCTTTCTCAGTAGCCCAGGTGTCCCGAATCACGAAGACCTTGTCGTCGCGTTCTTTGTGATCCTTTCGGAAGTGATAATGGGGTTGACGCCAGTGTGAGTGCCACCGAGCGGCGATTGCACCATTATCCACAGCAACGATTTCATTTAGACTCGAGACTAGTTTGTGTGTTTGGTCAATCACCACTCGGCGCTGCTCAAACCCCGCTTTCCCCAGGGATGCCCGGATAGCTTTCTTCTGCTGAGCACGATCAGTAATCTTCGTGCCACCGATAGGAATAGAAGTAGCCCATCCCTGGAAACGCCGAAGCGTGTTGCTGATCGCTTCCTGCCGATTCAGCTTAATCAGGTTCACTGAAGCAATGATTCGTCGATCCAGTTCAGCTCTGAGCTTCGGCTTCAGACGATCGATGGTGTATTTCGACACATTCGAGTTAATCATCCCGCCTTTCGTCACGAGTCGAGTGTACGCAGCAGTCAATGCGCGTTCCACTTCGATTTGCATCGTTGACTCAGGCAGTAAAGACTTCAGAGCAGCCTGGCGAATTTTCTCTACCCACTTGCTGACTCGCTCTTCCGAATCGAAGCCATGTTCCACCATATCTGCCACAGCAGCTGTCAGGACTTCGAAGAGAGTCATTTGGCTATACGCAATACCGAATCAGCACGAGGTTCTTTTTCTTCTGGCAGAACTCCCTGTGGCGGTTCATACTCCGCGATTAGTTCGGAGTCAAGAGACAGGGTGCTCTGGAACATGTCAGGCATTTCGTTGATATTATCCTGTGCCCACTGAATAGCGAGTGCTCGATTCTGGGGGTCCACCACAGGCAGGATGGTCCGGAGGACTTCGGTGATTCCTTTGAGCTTAGTATCGGCGACCTTGACCTTCTCAGAATCCGGCTCTTCCATAAGGCTTTCCCACTTGGCCTTGAAGGCATTCTGCCATTCGTAGAAGGCTTGCTGGTAGGACTTGCTGGAGTAGAGCTCAGGATAGGCGTTTTGGACAGCTTCATAGAATTCCGGGTTCCAGGCACGATGCATCACGATATTATCGAAGAAGCGATACAGCGATGCCATTTCATTGCGGATACCCTCCACATACTGAACGATGGCCTTCGAATCTTCAGTGCCTTCTCCGAATCCGTTGGTGAATGCCTCATCCTTCAGCAGTAGCGCTGGCACATCTGATGCCGCTGCGATATTCGCGATGATGTTATCGCGAGCAGTGGTCATTGCGGTGTTGGTATTTGTCATATCAATCGCTTCGATAGTTTCATCGATATCAATTGAGAGCACATTACCGGTGACACCCTGCTGCAGGAAGGTTCGCTTGATACCAGCAATGGACTGCATCATCCGATTGACGATTGAGCCAGCAGGTTTCTGCTTAGCAATCAGCAATCCGGCTTTGAAGGTAACCAGATCATCCGTGATCATCGACTGAATGAAGGACTTCAGTGGATAGAGTGCACGCTGAAACACCGAACGACCGGCGAAGCCGAAAGCAGAGGATTGATAAGACAGATAGATAGGAGTGCCGTTGAAGACAGTGACAGAACGGCTGGGATGGTAAGGCTGGCCGGCTGCAGTGATTGAGCTGAGCGGCTTTTGGAAATCGGGAGCATTCGGATTCTGGTTCGTGACGATAGAACCAGCGAGATTCAGCGGATCGAGCTGATTGAAGTACAGATTCAGCCCAGGCAGCTTCCACGGATCAATCGGGTCGATGGTGGGTATGCCTTCGGCGCCGTAAACGATAGCAGAAGCACCGTAACAGCGCTTGATAAACATCGTATCCCGGATATGCGCTGTGGCATCCAGGTTTTCCCATTCTTTCTCGAAGGCATCAACCAGCATTTCCTTCGGTTCTTTGTCTACTGTGATGATTCTGGGCTTAGATAGAGCTAAACGCACAGGCTTCTCGATCAGCTTACCGCCCAGAGGATGGAAGATCCACAGTTGCTTGCAGAGTCCGTAGCCGGTGTCACTGCCTGGTTCGATTTGATCTGCTGACAACAAGGCCATCAACTCAGATCCGAGTACCGAACTGTTGATTACCGCGTCAGACATAGGCTAGTATCCGTATTTGTCGCCGACGCCGATTGCAATGGCGTAGACGAAGGTGTCCAGCAGATCATCACTGCGCTTGGCAGCGTCCTTATCCCCGATTCGGAATGAAGCTACCTGATCGAGGAGGTGATTCTTAGTAGAGCCTTTGAAAGAGATCGTTTTATCGTATGCGAACTGACTAATCTTGATCTTCTCCTGGTGAAAGTACCCAGAGACGCTGATGGCCCGTTCGTCTTTCCCTACCGAAGTCAGTTTGCTATCGATCGCATGAGTAGGCCAACCCCGAGAGCGGCCTTGCTGAATCAATATGCTGCCAGCTGCAGCGTCCTCGATGAAGACTCCGACATTCCCTTGTCTGGCGTGGGTTTCCACAGCCAGGTCTTCGAGTCGAGAGAAGACGCTGGGCACCCAGTTCTCTAGCATCGCACCGTCGATCTGGACGATGTCCCAGTCCAGAATGACCAGTGGAATACCGTGGGACTTGTTGATGGCCAGGTAGATGACCGCGGTGCCGTCGTGTTCCTTGCCGCCTTTCACCGCCGTGTCGATGATGGCATAGACCCCGTCGCACTTCGTCGGGTATGCCACTGGCCGCTCGTTCACGAGCAGCTTCGGTACGGCGAAGAAGGCTACGCCTGACCAGTCAACGAACTCAGCCAGATATTCCTGGCGGTAGACCAGGGGATGATTGTTCTTCTCCAGCAGTGCCAGTTCTTCTGGCGGCAGATATGGATTCGTGTGAGTGGGTGCGTGGTGCTCGAGGAACCCATACTTCGGATCATTGCATATCTGGTAGAAGAAGTTATCTTCTGAGATGCCGTTCGGTGTGGAGAAGACCCAGGCCCCTCCACGGTAGTCTAGCAGCGACGGCTTGATTGCCTGTTCCCAGATAGCCATCATATTCGGCTTCGTGAAGCCAGCTTCGTCGATGATGACTTTGTGATACTTTCTCGAGCGTCCAGCTCGCTCGTTTTCCAGTGTCCAGAAATCGATGCGGCCACCGGTTCGTGTGCGGATCACCCCCTCTGTCTTGCTGGATTGCTTGATGACAGGATCGAGGTAGTCAATAATCTCGTTGTAAGCTTCCGATTGAATCTTGTAATCGGGTGCGAACCAGCCAATGTTCTGGCTGAGCAGCGTGCCAGAGCAGGCGATGGATTCACCCATCACAGTTTTGCCCCAGCGCCGACCACAGCGGACCACATTGAACCGAGACCGTTGGTTGAATATGCTCCGCTGCCCAGCGTGAAGCTTAGGCAGAGTATAGTCAGCCATTAGTCAGGCAGCACTCCGTGAATGTTGATCTTATCGTCAGCATCACTGTCTTCTCGACGCTGGCGCCAGTACATGCGTTGCCGATTATTCAACCAGGCCAGAGCAGCAGTGACAGAAGGCGCATAGTACTTCGGATAATCTACCAGTACCACTTCCTCGCCGATCACCTTCGATTCAGTGACGATCTTGGTATAGCCTGTGGCCTGCATATACAGGGAAGCAGCCACGGTACCATCGGCGATGTCTTTCCCAGATCGGAGTGTCTCAGCTAATTCCTTGTACTGTCTCTTCCAGCGTTTGAAGCATTCTGGGGAGACTTCCAGATATTCAGCTAATCGGGCATCGTCGTACCCCAGAAGACAGAGTTTATGAAGGTCTGGCAGGATCTTAGGGTCATAACCAGACTTCGGTCCGTTCTTCTTGGCCGGTAGTTTTACCATGCTGGGGAGTAAAGCTCTGCGAAATTTTATCTGAGTTTAAGACAATCAGTGCAGGTTTGTAAATAGCTCATTCAAAATAGCCCATCAGCTTGAACTGAATTCGTTCTAGCTGGGCGTACATAGTTCGTGCAGGAATCTTCAGATGTTTAGCTTTTTCGTCACTACTCCACTCTCGGGAGAGGTAGAAAGTCTTGATGAGAAATTTTTCGTCGGC